AATAAAAAAGGCCACCCGAAGGTGGCCTTAAAAATTGGTGTCGAATGTGGGTGTACCCTCACCGGCAGGATCGCTATTCCGCGCTTTATTTCACGCTCCGGCTACGGAGCGGCATGAAGGACTTTCCCACAAATCGACACAAGTGATTATGAAGGAGAAACGGTTTTAATCAAGCCTTTGGCCACTCCCTGTTAACGGCAAGATCAAGAATGTCGCTGTTCACAATGAAGTCAGGGAAATCGACCCATCC